CGCCGCGCGGTTGCATGTCGAAGCCCGGAGCCGCCGCGCGCTGATCGCGCAGACCTGGCGGCTTGTGCGCGACGTCTGGCCTGCGAGCGGGCGGCTGCCGATCCTGCCGGTGCCGCTGATTGCGATCACCGCGATCCGTGTGTTTGATGCGGACGGCATGCCGCATTCGCTCGACGTGGGTGACTTTGCTGTCGATACGGCGTCGGCGCCGGCGGTGCTGGCCTTCGCGAGAGAGGCGCCGCGTCCACCGGATAAACTTGCGGCCGGAATCGAGCTCGATATATCCGCCGGTTACGGCGAGGCCCCGGACGACGTGCCCGCACCGCTGCGACAGGCGGTCCGCATGCTGGTGGCACATTGGTACGAAAACCGCGGGGTGATCGCGGCGAGCGGAGAGGTGGCGGCGATGCCGGCCTCTGTGTCGTCACTGATCGCACCATTCCGGGTGCTGTCGCTATGAGCAATCCGGGACTGTTGAGACATCGGCTCGTGCTGGAGGCGCCGGTCGAGAGCGCGGATGGCGCGGGCGGCGTCGTGCGCAGCTACGGCACGGTCGCGACGCTATGGGCCGAGGTCACCCCGCTTTCGGCCGCGCGGGCGGCGGAAGCGGAGCGGCTTGGCGCGCGGATCACGCATCGGATCGGAATCCGCTTCGCCGAAGGAATCACGACGCAACACCGCTTTCGCGACCATGAGCGGATCTTCCGCATCGCGTCGCTGCGCGATCGCGACGGGCGGAAGCGCTTTCTGACGATCGAAGCGGAAGAGCTCGTTCCGTAACCACAGGAGACAGCCATGCCTGCATCAACCGCCGCGTTGCGCGCGGCGATCCATGACGCCTTGACCGCCGACGCCGTGCTCACCGGCATGCTCGGCGGCCCGAAGATCTACGACGAGCCGCCGGCCACGGCGGCTTTTCCATATGTGACGCTCGGCGAAGCGCGTGTCTCGGACTTTTCCGCGGGCGACGACGCGCTGCAGGAGCATCAGCTCACACTGCACGCATGGTCGCGGCAGGGCGGGCACAAGGAGGCGCACATGATCGCAGGCGCGCTGTTGCAGGCGCTCGATGATGCGCCGCTCGCGCCCGACGGCCATCAGCTCGTGAACCTGCGGTTTTCGCTCGCCGATATCCGGCGCGAGGCGGACGGCCGCACCTATCACGCGCTGGTGCGGTTTCGCGCGGTGACCGAGCCGGTGTGATTTCAGGAGGATCAGAATGGCAGCACAAAAGGGCAAGGACCTGCTCATCAAGATGCATGACGGCTCGTCATACGTCACGGTCGCCGGATTGCGGTCGCGGCGGATCGCGTTCAACGCGGAGACGGTCGACATCACGCATGCGGAAAGCGCCGGGCGCTGGCGCGAATTGCTCGATGGTGCGGGCATCAAGCGCGCGGGTGTCTCCGGCCGCGGCCTGTTCAAGGATGCATCGACCGACGCGCTGATGCGGCAGACCTTCTTCGACGGTGCGGTGAAATCCTGCCAGATCGTGATTCCGGATTTCGGCACCGTGCAGGGGCCGTTCCAGATCACGAGCCTCGAATTCGCCGGCGAGCATGACGGCGAGGTCACCTACGACCTGGCGCTGGACTCTGCGGGCGAACTGACGTTTGCGGCGGCGTGAGGTTTGCGTCCCGGGCGCGGCGCAGTGTGAAACGGTGCGCCGCAGAACCGGGACCCATCTTCTCAACCTTTCATGGGTCCCGACTCAGCGGCGCATCACTTCGTGCTGCGCCGCGTCCAGGACACGAGCGGAGTATCCCCGTTATGCCCAATCATCATCGCGGCGAGATCGAAGCGGAGATCGGCGGGCGCAAGCGCGTCCTGGTTCTGACGCTCGGCGCGCTGGCCGAACTTGAGGCCGCGTTCGGCGAGGGCGACCTGGTCGCGCTTGCGGAACGCTTCGCCAAGGGCCGCATGAGTGCGCGCGACCTGATCTGCATCATCGCGGCCGGTTTGCGCGGGGCAGGTGAGACCGTCGACGACGACGACGTGGCACGGATGGCCGTACCGGGCGGCGCACAGGGGTATGTGCGGATCGCTGCGGCCCTGATCGAGGCGACCTTCGGAAAGGCCGATGCATGAAACCGTTTCCCTGGGATGAGGCCATCGGCTTCGGGCTCGGTGTATTGCGGCTGTCGCCTGCCGCCTTCTGGGCGATGACGCCGCACGAACTCGCGCTCGCGATCACAGCCGTGACCGGCGACACCGCGCCGCTGCAGCGGAGCGATCTCGCTGACCTGATGACGAGATATCCCGATGGCCGATGACTTCGACGATTTCGCGCTCACCGAACGCGCGGCGCAACTCGAGCGCAATGTACGCAGCCTCGATGGCGGAATGCGCGACATCAATCGCAGCACGGCACAATTCGGGCGCGCGCTGTCGAATGCTTTTGCGCAGGGCGTAACCGGCAGCCGTGGCCTCGACGATGTACTGAAGTCGCTCTATCTGCGGCTGTCCGACATTGCCCTGAAAATGGCGTTAAAGCCGCTGGAAAGTGCGTTGACCGCAGGCTTTGCCGGCTTGTTTCCGGGTGGCGCATCGATGGCTGCGGCGCAGGGCGCGGTGAAACCATTTGCGTCAGGCGGCATCATCGGCACACCGACCTATTTCCCGTTGCGGTCAGGTGGCGTCGGCCTTGCGGGCGAGGCGGGGCCTGAAGCCATCATGCCGCTGGCACGCGGTCCCGACGGCCGGCTCGGCGTAGCTGCATCGGGCGCGGGCGGCGCGCGCATCACGGTGAATATCGCGACGCCGGATGCCGACTCGTTCCGCCGCTCCGAACTTTATGTGACCGGCCAGATCGCGCGTGCGGTGGCACGCGGCCAGCGCGGGATGTGAACGCATGCCAGCCTTCCACGAGATCCTGTTTCCGCTCGACATCGCGCTCGGCAGCGCGGGCGGGCCGGAGCGGCGCACCGAGATCGTCGCGCTCGCCTCTGGACGCGAGGAGCGCAATGCGCGCTGGGCGCATTCGCGGCGTCGCTATGACGCGGGCTATGGCGTCAAGACCTATGAGGCGTTGTCGCAGGTGGTTGCTTTCTTCGAAGAGCGGCGCGGCATGCTGCACGGCTTTCGCTGGCGCGACCGGCTGGATCATGCGTCGGCGGCGCCTGGAGTGACTGTCACCGCTCTCGATCAGACCATCGGCGTTGGCGATGGCGAAACCGTCGCATTTCAATTGGCAAAGACCTATGGCGGTGCATTCGCGCCCTATGCGCGACCGATCATGAAGCCCGTGGCGAACAGCGTGCGTGTTGCGGTCGATGGCGCGGAGCTGGACGAAGGCTTCAATGTCGATGTGACGACCGGCGTCGTAACCTTCGGAACGCCGCCCGGCATCGGCGATGCCGTAACGGCAGGATTTCTTTTCGATGTGCCGGTGCGGTTCGACACCGATTATCTGGAGGTCGATCTCTCGGCCTTCGCCGCGGGCGCGATTCCGAAAATCCCGCTGGTGGAGATCAGGGTGTAAAATGCGCAGCATCCCGCCGACCTTGCAGGCCAAACTCGATTCCGGCGCGACCACGTTGTGCCGCTGCTTCATCCTGACCCGCCGCGATGGCGTCATTCAGGGCTTCACCGATCACGATTGCGACGTGAATCTGGACGATATCGTCTGCCGCGCCGCGACGGGCTTTTCGGGATCCGAAGCGGTGGCGCGGCTCGGACTGAGCGTCGATGGCATCGAGGTCTCGGGCGTTCTCTCGGACGACAGCCTGAACGAGGACGCGCTGGCAGCCGGCCGCTACGATGCGGCGCAGGTCGATCTGTACGTTGTCGACTGGACCGAGCCCTCGCTGCACGTGCTGATGGCACGCGGACATATCGGCGAGGTACGGCGCGAAGGCCGCGCCTTCGCCGCTGAACTGCGCGGTCTTGCGGATGCACTGAACGCGGAAACCGGACGCTATTACACGCCGACCTGCACCGCCGACCTCGGTGACACACGCTGCGGCGTTGATCTCGGCGATCCCGCCTATCGCGGGGAGGGTGTTGTGACCGCGCCGAATGGTGTGTCGGCCTTTGCAGCGAGCGGCCTTGCAGAGTTCGATGACGGCTGGTTTACGGCCGGACGTTTGCTCTTTACGAGCGGTGCCAACAGTGGCGACGCCGTGCAGGTCAAGCGGCACAGCATCGAGGGCGATAGCGTCGTGATCGCGCTG